CGGGTGCATCCGGCGCGGGCGGCGGCGGGGCTTGCGTTCCGGCTCCGGTTCCTTTGGGCGTCAACATTTCCATATCAGTTGCGACAATCTCGGTAATATACCGTTTCACGCCTTGCGCATCGTCATAACTCCGGGTTCTTAATTCCCCCTCAATATAGAGTTTATCGCCCTTTTTAACGTACTGATTGGCGACATTTGCCAACCCGTTTTGCAATACAATGTTGTGCCACTCGGTACGCTCCGGGATTTGCCGCCCGTCCTTTGTGGTATAACCTCGTTTCGTGGTTGCCAACGAAAAGGTCGCCACGCAACCCCCGTTGTCGAACTCCCTAAAATCCGGGGCTTTCCCGGTATGTCCCATCAAAATAACCTTGTTTACACTCATACAAAAAACGCTTTAATTATCCAAACAATGATACTATACAACGCCCACATATAAGACGCAACCGTTAACGTCACGAACGTGTATAACGCAATTTTATATCCGGTTTTTGATTTTATTTTCATGTCACTTGAATTTTACGCAATCCAACAAATATTGTTTCTTATTGTCCGACCATCCGGCGGCATGGTTTATCGCTTTTCGGTCGTCGTCGTGTACGAACTCACAAACCCAACCGCCGACGCTTGATTTTTGAACTAATCGGACCAATTTACCAACAATGAAAGAACGCAATTTGTAATAACCTGAATTTTCGCCAACAAACAAAACCCGTCTTTCTGCATTTATTTCGGGCGGATTTTCGATTTGCGGGCGTTTCTCCCTTTCCGGGTATGTCTGTACCCGTCTGAAATCATTTTTGATTGATTGGCGGGAAATTGCCCCGTAATCGGGTGTTCTTTTTTTCGTCCTCATATTTTCAAACTTCTATATTCGTTTTTAAGCAATTCAATAATCCGGACGTTGCCGGGATATATTCGCATTTTACTTTTATCTCCGTTTTCCCATTGGCTATGGTGTTCAAAGCAAAGTATATTTATATTCCTTGCATCGTGCGCCGCCTCCGGGTATGCCCCACGGGTCAATATATGCGAACAATATACGGCGGAATAGTTGTGCAATGGCTTCAAACATTCTTCGCATTGGTGCGGTTTATGTTCCCAAACCCACCTAAAAAAACGTTCATTGGCTTGCGGTATGTTGCCACGACCGAAAACGCAATGTCCGAACAATTCCCGTTGTATTTCGACCCGCAAACGAATATCCATTGTAAAGTGTTTAATATCAATCAGGGGATTATACCCCCGATTGATACAATATTGGTATTCGTCCCGGTCTGTTAGCAAATACGGTTCCATTGCCTTACATATCCCCGGTTTCGTTGTTTTCCTCGTTTTCGTCCGCCGGGTCGTCAACGTTCGGGAACAATCCGTTGTCCTCTACCTTTTCGGCACTCAAACCCGGTGCGGGTTCGGCATCAGCCCCGAACAACTCCAATTGCGCCTTTTTCCCCTTGAAAAGAAATGCGTAAACCTCGGTTTCAATGTCGGCGGCAATTTCTTCTAATTCTTCCTCAAACCCGAACGTTTCCGTATTGAATTTAAGTCGGGGGGAATTGATAGCGGTTTTTTGATTGTTTGACACGGTAAACAACCCGGTTAAAACAACCCCTACGTTATCGTCTTGACCGGAAAAGGACACGCCCCGAACCTCTATGTTTTTCAACATTTCGTCGGCAAAATCCCGTGATAACTCGCTTTGCTTTTTAGTCGCCTTAAAATCGGACGTTTCAACCATTGAAAGAAAGGACGTAATATTAAAAATCCGTCCCATGATTGGGCGCAAACGGTCGAAACAATCCCGCAAATCCGGGTGTATGTCCTTTGCACTTTCGACGTGGTATTTGTTCGTGTAACTCTCATTACCGATTGTTTCGGTAACTTCATAATGTACGTCTAACCCGCCGTCCTTTAATGTCTTGACTTTCGACAATGCAAACGCCTTTTCGCTTGGTATCAACATAACGTTTGCGGCTTTTTTTTCTTCGCTCATATTGTAATATTATTTGTTGCCGGGAACCCGCCCGGCACGGTTTTAATCAAAATTCGTTTTCGTCCAACAATTCCCGTGTCTTACTATTCGACGGAACCGCCGGGCATTCCGGTTCCGGGATTGGTTCCGGGGCGGGTTCCCCGGTTCCGATTGGTTCCGTTACCGGGTTGGGGTCGTGGAACTCAATATTGCGCCCGCCTTTGGGCTTTTCCGGCTCAAATTGGGCTTTGAGTTGTTCCGCCGGGTATTCCTTTTGCGCTAACTCAATAATCCCCAAATTAACCAATTCCGGGACGCAACGGCGCAACGCCCTTATGTCCTCTAAGGCGTCATGCGCCGGGAATGTTTCGCCGGGGAATAACTTACTATATAATTCCTCTAATTTGGGATATTTTCCCGGTTGCCCGTTTGAATACAATGCGCCTACAAACTTAATTGTTTTCATCATTGTATCAATGCGTTTGCCCTTATGTAATGCGTCCTCAACGTGTGCGTCGTAATATTCCCGTCCACAATAGCGCAAAACGTTTGCTTTTAACATTGAACTATCAAAGTAAATGTTGTGCGCACATACAAGCGGGGCGGCGTTGGCATCCGCTAAAAATTCGTCCACAACCTCGGCAAACGGCACGCCCTCGGCAATTGCCCGTTCGGTTGTTATACCATGAATTGCGGTTGCTTCCGGGGGTATCTCGTAATTATCGGGTTTGATAATATAACTTTTCTCCTTATCGCCCAACGACCATGCCAATTGGACGACGTGCGGGAATTTCTCAAAATCCGCATCCCATTTCAAACCCTTTGCCGGAACCCCGGTTGTTTCACAATCAAAGAAACAAACATCTTTCAAATCAAATTTTTGTATAACCTTAAATATTAAATCGTTAATTACTGTTTTCGCTCTCATTGCGGTATTTATCCCGCTTTTTTTCCAATTCCAAAACGTCCCGGTTTTCGTCTATATACTTTTGGACGTCCCGGTTACAAAACGGTTTTCCGTCCAACCAAAGCAAATGCCAATACGGTACGTTTTCCATCGGTTGCCCCTTAAATTTACCTTGCGGCATCGGGGATTTATCGTTTAATTCCATATTAAAAAAGTCTTTTTTGCCCGTCCTCGTTGGGCGTTTGTTCAACATAATTTGCCCGTGTAATCCAAACGCACCCGCACCGCAAACACTTTATCCGGCTGTAATGCTTTGGCGTGTATTCGTGGCGAATAATCCGCCAATCCGCCAACGGGTAATTCTTACGTTTTCCGTTACACTTGCAAAACATATCATTTATATTCCCATTTAAAACCAAATGCTGTTTTTAAAACTCCATTACAACAATTACTTATAGAACTACGTCCAAAACCTAAACTTCTTTCAACTTCCATTGCTGTAACCCATTCTTTTATAAAGTTACCCGATAAATCAAATTGCAAAACTGCCTTGCCTCCTTTATTTAGTTTTTTACCAATATACGTATTGGGGGCTTTTAAATTATTGCTATTTTGTTTTGCTGTTACCCATCGTAAATTACTGACTTTATTATTAATTTTATTACCATCAATATGGTCTACTTCCGGCATATTATTTGGGTTAGGAATAAATAATAATGCTACAATTCTATGTATTACAACATTTTCTTTTTCCCCATTTTTACATAATGATACAAACAAATAACCACGCCTTAATGATTGTTTCAAAATACGTTCTTTTCGTATTCTTATTTTATTACCGCATTTTTCTAATCTTTTAATAGACCTAATTTGCCCGTAATTACTAACCTCATACAACCTTTCATATCCGGGTATTTCTTTCCATATTTCATTTTCCATAATCAAATTTCATTTGGGTCTGCAATATACAAACAATATTCTTCACTTGCAAGTTGTTTTAAAAATTCGATATGCTCGATTAACTCGGCGTTTGACAATTCCGCCACGGTGCGCAATTCGTGGGAATATTTCCCGGTTTCCTCGTTGACCCTTTCGACGTACATAATCGGGGAAAATTCCCGCAAACGTCGTTCGGTTTGTTCCTCTGTAAGACGTTCGCCCGCCTCCCAAATTGCGTGCTTAAACGTCGGTACAACATAGTTAAAGTAATACCCTTTCAAAGCCTCGGACGAACCGGGCGACGCTACAATGAACCGGGCGATAATGCGGGAACCTTTCCAACCCTTGAAAAACTCGTTTAATTCCCCCATGTACATTGCCAACCCGCCGTTATTGTTTATTGTCCCCGTTGCTGTTATTTCTCGCTTTTTCATCGGCTATTAATTTTTTCATTGTCTTATTAAACGCTGTCATTCCGATTGTATGGATAACGTCCCGTTCCGCCCGTGATAACTTCGTTTCCCGCTTATCCAATACTTTTGCAAATGCAACAACAAATTCGCCCGGCTCCAACAATCCGGCATTGTGCAACCCGTCGATTGGGTGCGCTTTCAAACGCTCGGTTGCTTTCAATGCTTTGCGGGCTTTTCCCCGACTTTCCCATATTTCCCGAACCTCGGCGGCGGCGTTGTCATAAAACAACCGCATTTTCAGAACGTCGGCAATTGACAAATCAGCCACGGCGGTTGGTTGCTCTTTTTCCGGCTCCGGTTCCGTCGTAACGGGTGCAACCTTACCGTTATTCACTCCATAACCGAACAACGCAAAATCCCCCTTTGTTGGGTCGTCCGGGAATATCTCGGCGAAACGGTCGGTTATCTCAATGGCTGTTTGCAAATCCGGCGTCCGACGTTTTACAAGCCCCAATCGGATTGCCTGTTTATGTACGTGGGTATCCAACGGAATAATCAAATTACGGGGTTCGCATACGTCCCACAATCCAAAGTCAACCGGGGAACCCTTGCGGCACATCCAACGCAAAAACAGACACAACCGTTTGCACGCTGATTGGGTTTCAAAATCCGGGATACCGTTAACGGAACCGAATAACGATTGTAACGTTGACAATGCAGTTTCGCCGTTTGTTTCGTGGGTTTTCTTTATTGCCGCCTCCATACTTTCCGCCGACGTGTACACATCATACAACCGGGCGCAAAGGTCGTGGAAATCGGCAAACGTAAACGTTCGGTAAAAACTTTCGGGGCTGTCTTTATATTGTCGCCATTCCGGGGCGGCTCCCTGTGTATCGGTTCCGACAATGTAATGATATGGCGCACCGTGGAAAATTTCCCGGTCGATAAAATCCGCCTTTTTGATTATCTGTTTGCGGTTGCCCCATGCAATCCACGCCGTAACAAAAGCGGATATTTCAATATTTACCCGACTATCGTAACGGCGTGGAATTTGTACCGGGTCGTTTTTTACGAACTCGGCGGTTTCGTATTGTTCCGCCCAACGCTTCAAATTTTCGTTCAATGTATATGCCATTGTTATTGTTGTATTAAGGGGGACGGGAACCCGCCCCCGGTTGATTATTCGTTTTCGCTGTATTCCTCAATAATTAAATCGTCCTGTCCTCGTTTGACTTCCTCAATAAAGCCTTGATAACCCTCTTTACGGGCTAATTCGATAAGGGATTGCAGACGTTTTGCGCCCAAACTTTCGCCCCTCGCAATGCGGAATACTTTAACGGTCGGATTGCTTGCAATGATAAGTTTTGCGGCAACCTCCATAATTTGACTATCCGATACTTTCCCGGCAACAAACGGCACGCCGTTTAATTCCAACCCGTCGTCCGTGAATGTCAACCCGGCAATCGGCAATTCCGATTTTGCAATAAGGGTTTCCCGTTCTTTGAGTAAATCCAACAACTTTTTTTCGTGAGTTTGGGCGACCTTTTCGGCGGCGTCCTTTTGCTTTTTCTTTGCCATATAGTCCACAACCAACGCATTTATTTTGTTGTGTTCCTCGGCTTGTTTGAGGCGTTCGGCTGTATCCAAATTCTCCGGGTTGTTTTCCTCGTATTTCGCCAACCATGCGGCGGCGTTGTTCTTACGGGTTTCGTAATCGGCTTTGTCGGTTTCAATTTGCGCCAACGTTTCGTCGTATTTGTCGGCGGCGGCTTTCGCATCGGTTTTGCTCTGTTTCTTTGCGGCTTCCAATGCTTTTTTTGCCTCGGCAACAATCCGGTCGTATTCCGCTTGCGCATCGGCGGCGGCTTTATCGGCGGCGGCAATTTCGGCTTTCTTTGTTTCCTCGGCGGCTTTAATACGTTCCGGTATTGCGTCCAATTGTTCCGTCCGGGTCTGTAAAGCGGTACGCACGGTTTTTGCTTTTTCAATCAACCGGGCGTTCTCGTTTTGTTCCTCCATTAAATCGGCAATGTCGATTTTCTCGGCATACGTTTTGGTATCGCCCGGTTTCAACTGTTTTTCGGCGGCGGCGCAAATGGTCGTATATGTCTTAACCTCGGCGTTTGCCTCTTTGCGTTTGTCCTTAACGGTCGTAACCTCGGCGTCAATCTCGGCGATACGCTTTTGCACATTTTCCGGCAACAACGCCCGCACGTACTCAACTTGCTTGCGGCGACCCTCGGCGGTTTCTGACCAACGGGAAAACTCCACGGCGTCAAAATCGGTATATCCGAAAACCTTTTGCAACATACTTACGTTATCCGACCGCATCCCGGTTGTTTTCTGTTTGATTGATAACGTACCCCGTGGGTTGGCTTTGGTAAATCGCAATTCAACGTCGTATTCCTCGCCGTCGTCGCCTACAACCATTTTTGCAAACCCTTTTTCCTCGCCATTGCGCAACACGGCGTCCCGGTTCCCGGTCAATAACGCCCCGATTGCCTTTAATAGCGTGGATTTTCCTAACTCATTGTCCCCGGTAATGAAATATACATTACCCTCAAAATCTGCGTTGAACTCCTTAATTACTTGGAAATTCGACAATTCTAACTTTTTAATAATCATTTTATCGCTCTTTTTATGCCGGGGTTTCCCCCCGGCGGTTACTACTTATTTTTTTGTTAATCTCATTCTTTGGTGTATCATACTTTGCACCTTGTTAATCGCATCCCGGTTGGCGTCAACCTCCGACCGGGTGCAATCGGCAATAAAGTTTTCCAAACGCTTATACAAGTCGTCCAACTCTTTTGCCGTCATTGCATGGCGAACGGCTCCCAATTCATCCGTTACCATATCGTTACGTCTTTATGTGAAATATCCATTTTCCAACACGCAATAAAAACGTTGTTTATATTCTCATTGGCGTACAATATCGCACAATCTTTGGTTCGTACCAATTGAAAGTAAAATGATTGTTTCCCGTATGCGTCAACCGGGTAAACATATTCGATAAAATACGCTGTTTTCGTCCTTTGGGCTGTTTCTATTGTATCCATATTCTTGTATTTTTGTTCCGGGAAAACGCCCGGTCGTTGTTATTTCATGCCACAAAAATACGGGAAATATTTTAATTACCAAAACTTTTATCTTTTATTTTTTGAGTTTTCGCAATAATCGACCCAAAATAACAACCTTACCAATTCCGGGAAACTCAACTAACATATTACCATTGCGTCCCCGAATACATTTACCATTAGAACGACGAACCGCCCGGCACGGCATACGTCGCAATTCCGGGCGGGTCAATCGGTCGCCTAAATAGATATAATCCATTTCGTCCATATCAAAACAATTTCATTTGTGTATCGGTCAATACAGCAACGACCGCATCAACTTTGCGTTCCCAACTTTCCAACGTTGCCAATTTCTCCGGGGTTGGGTTCCGTTGGCAACGTCGTTGGTTGTGCCGCATCTGTTTTACCATTTCCGCCAAATCTTTTGCCGTTATTTTTTCGGGATTTTCGATTTGCGGGGCTTTTGTTTCGTCTGCCATATAAGTAACCATTTGAATAATTAAACGTCCCTACGGGCTTAAAATAAACGGTTGTGCATTTGAACGGGTAAATTTTCCAAAACCCAACGGGGGTTATTCTGCAAAATGAACCGTCCAAAGTGCATTATTAACGTTGCGTCCGCATTCCACAACGCCGGGACAATTTCCGGGTACAATTTCCCGGCAATATCCTTGTATCTGCGCTTTCTCTCGTTCTTTTCCTCCTTTTTCCGGGTCGTCTTTGCTCGCAATTTCAATTCGTTTTGCCACTTCATAGGGTGTACCATGACAAACGGAACATCGCAAACCGCAATGGTTGCTTTTAGCTGTTCAAAGTTTGCCATCATCTTTTGGATTCTGTATAACTTTCCCATATTAACGCCATCGGCACCCGGCGTTATATCATCCGGGCGCACGCTTAGTTTTTCAAGAAAAACAATTGGCGAACATATTGTTTTCAAATGATTAAAATAATCTCTTATGTCGTTTATATCCTCCGGCATTTTTATGGCGGTTATATTGTGGTTTGGTCGCCATGTTACAATACCACCATTTACGCCGGGGTCAATTCCCACTACTGCTGATATTCTTATATTTTTTTCCATAAATAACCTCCTGCACTTTTTAATTTATTATTTACGCATCTATTTATATTTGATTGTGGAATGTGTGTTTCCTTTGATGCAATTTGAGCATTTGGATATGATTTAATAAATACATTATCCCTTGAATATTGATAAACCTTTATACTCCTTGGGTGTAATTCTCCATTTCTACCTTTCAGTGTTTTAGATATTTTTTCTTTCCATAAAATATTACGTCCTTTCAGACTTTTTGAAATTCTACTTCTTGTTATTGGATTTAATTCATTTTGCTGTCTTGTAGCCCATTTCAGATTATTAGCATTGTTGTTTAATTGGTTTCCGTCTATATGGTCAATCTCCGGTAAATTTCCCGGATTTGGTATAAATGCTATCGCTACAAGTCTATGAATATTAAATTTCTTGTTTCTCAAAGAAATATATAAATATCCTTTCCTTAAACCCGCTTTTAATACTTTACGCAAAGACTTTACACGACCAAAATTACTAACTTGATATGTCCCTGCGTATCCGGGAACATCTTTCCAAATCTCATTTTCCATAATTGCCAACTTTTAAGAACTGCCAACAAATTAGAAACGGGGACGGGCTGTTGGCTTGCCCTTTCGGTCGGTTAATTACTCCGCCTATCCCCGTTGCAAATATAATTATTTTTGTTTCAATTCATACTATACAATCAATTTTCATTTTCTGCCTCCAATTCCACTATTAGCGTATTCATTCTCAAAACCTCTCTTATTCCCAAATTTTGAGTTATATCTTTTTCGTTTTCTCTTATTTTAGGCAATAAGGGTCTATAATCTTCATATTGTCTTAAATCCATGCCCGTAAGAAACATATCCCACGCCTGCATATCCATTTCATTGTTCAGTATAATTTGGCACGCTTCTTTGTTATTTCCGGTGTTTAAGGCTTCCGCCAATTTTACTTTTTGTTCCCATTCCATAATTCAAATAAAAAATAAATAGTTATCAATCTGTATTTCCTCCGCAATCATACGGTCGAACGTGCGTTTTATCTCTTTGTCCCTCGCAATCTCATACGCCGTAAAATCCAATTCCGGGGCGTCGGTTCCCTTTCGTTTGACGTGGAACGCTTCGTATTTGTTGACGAACCCACGGGCGACACGTTGCATATATCGGGCAAGTGCTTGTTTGCGGTCGTCCTCGGTTCCGGCAACCTCATTGGCAAAACCCAACTTTCGCAACCAATCATAAATCAACATTCCGTCAGTAACCCCCAACACAAACCGCCCGGTATATTTGTATTGCAAAAATACCTCCCTACATCGGGCGACGGCTTGGTTGTGATAATACCGTTTTTCCTCCGGCGTCAATTCCTTTTTCGGCTCCGGCAACGCCTTATACGCTTTATGTATAACCCCGTTTTGCTTTCGCCTGTATGCGTTCAATATCTTTGCGAAATAATCGGCGTTGAATTGTTGGTAATGTTTCCGTTCGGCGTTGCCGTCCCTATCCTTTGGCAAATAGTCGTCCAATTCCCCGGTAATCAGTAATTCAAACGCTAATTTAACCTCGGACAATGTTAATTGCGAATAATAGCGTTTGAGTAAATCCAACAACCGGGTACAAATATACGTCCAATCGTCCCGGTTTTCCGTGGGAATGATAAACCCCACGTCCATTGCGATAAACCGGAACATTTGCCCGGTTTTGGCAATCAACGTTTCGTTGTCAATCTCGGCAATCTGTTTTTTTGTGGACGCCACGAAAATATACTTTTCAACCGGGGTTAATGCTTTGGCAACCTCCGGTAACTCAACCATCGCCCGGCGAACGTCAATTGCTTTTGCCGTTCCGCTATAAAGCAAAACGGCGGCGGATTGTCGTTTTTCGGGCAACGTTTGTGGCAATCTGTTTGTCTTTTCGGGTAATGCTTCCATGTTAATAATCATCTTTCAAATACTCAATAGCCCCGGCAACGTTCAATCTTTGCGTTGGGGCTTTGTATTCGGGTTTCAAATGCAACTTTTTCTTTTCGACGTCCCCCCGTATGAAATTGCGGACGGTCGCCAACCAACCGTTTTTAGTACGCTTCATATTTTTTTGGTCGCTCCAATCGCTAACCGTGTGAAAGTAATAAACCAAATCGACCTTTTCAAATTCCGGGGTCGCAAACTTACTTTCAAACTCGGAATAATCCACGCCAACGCCGTTTTCAAATTTAACCATTTTGTAAACGGCGGAATTGCGGAACAACGTTTTTTTCTCTTTTGGTTCCTCAACCTTTGTTTCTTCATCCGGGAATAATCCGGGGTTCTTTACCCCGGTATTATCATTATCAAAAGAGGTATTAATATCATCTATCTTTATTGTGTCGGATTTTCCAACCACGGGGGTTGGATTTTCCAACCGGGTGGTAGTTGGATTTTCCAACCGGGTGGTAGTTGGATTTTCCAACCGGGTGGTAGTTGGATTTTCCAACCACTCCAAAGCAACCCAATAATTAGACGTATATTCACAATAACGCACCTTGTTTTTTTCGTACTCAAATTTATTAATATATTGCTTATCAACTAATTGTTTGAGTAACTTAATAACCGTACTTTTATCTAATCCCGTCCATTCGATAAGATACCGCAATGAACCCTTAAAACGGCTTTCGCCGTCTTGACTAAAACCATGTATCAAAGCGAAAACCAACAATTCGTTACCTTTCAATTTAAGTTTCGTAATCATTGGGGCTAATATGGTTATAAAATTGCTATCCCGTATTGTCATACCTCCGTAAAATAAACATTAATATTATCGGTTCTTTTATCAGCCTTGCAAACAATACGTTTACAACTTCCGGGGTATTTATTGAAAAAACAATCTTTGCAATCATGCCAAAATTCGGCAATCATACATTTAACCGGAATATTATTAACCCGGATAACCGTTTCAACGGGTATTTCAATTTGTTTAATTGTTGCCATCGTGTCCGCCCTCCAATTCTTTAACGGGTTCCCATGCTTTACGCACTTTCAAAACATTGTCGGCACTCTCATTGGGAACCAACGACACGACGGGAAAACGGGAACGGTCGCCCGGTTTTTGCGTCGTGGCAAATTGTACATTCAAATCAAAGATAATGCCTTTGCAAAATCCCCGTTCAAACAACATACCGTCGAACGTTTCCCGGATTTGCGGGATTGTGGACGCCGTGCCTTTTGTGGCGAATTGCCAAACCCCGGCAACCCCACGAACCAACGGAACAATAAAGTTTAGCGTTAATGTAACCTCCCAACCGTCGCAATCGGGTTGGCGGCTCTTTTTGTTCGGGTAACGCTTCGTTATCGACTGCATTAAGTTTGGGTATTTCTCCGTTGTCAATGTTTCGTATTTCTTTCCGTCCCATACTTGGAACGTATCGCCATCGCCCGCCGCAATCAATCGCCCGTCGTCGTCCCGGTATTCGTAACGCTCGTTACATACTTTTGCCGGGTCGTCGTCCGGGAAAACAATTTGTATTGTTTGCGGCTTTTCGCCGTATGCTTGCGTAAATAATCCGGCATACTTTCCCGTTGGTATGAAGTAATCAACGCTTTGCGGATAACCGTTTGCGTTTTTCATACCGATTTTTATTTGACCGACACGGGGCAAAATCAAACGGGATTGTTGCGCCTCCGGTCGTTTTATTCTTCCTTTCATATCTCAATCAAATTTCGGGGTCGTCGTTCAACATCTTTTTCCTACTCTCATTTTTGGGTTTTTTAGGCTCGTTTGCGGGCTTTACTTTCTTTTCCGTGGTATTACCCCGCTTTGCGGTCGTTTTGCCCGTGGTGGCTTTCTTTTCCGCCTCCTTTGCCTTTTTGGGCGCACGTTTAACAATGGTTGTTTTCTTTGGCTCCTTTTCCGGTTCCGGTGCATCCGCCTTGACTTTATCGGCGGCGTCCGTGTTTTCGTCCGGGGTCGGCTCTTTTGGGGCTTTCGTTTTAATCAATTCCGCCAACGATAAGGATATTACGTTTTGCGTCAAATCGGGTGCATTATCCAATAAAACCATACCATTAACCGACGTAAACGTATTATCTTTCTTTTCGTCCTCAATGGCTGCAATTTCTAACAGATACGGGATTTTCCGTATATTGGGGCTATCCGTTTGTTCTTTCAGATTGTACGACGGACGTTTGCGCCAAT